TTAATCATCTAAAAAAAAGACAACCTCTGCCGGGATGCCAATCCTTGCATAATAGCTCTGTAAAGATTCCTCCTGCTCGATAGAAGTGCCGGCGGATAGCAGCTTCACTGCGAATAAGTTTGCCTGACGCTCCAGCTTCCCCGAAGAGAAATAAGAATTTTCCTCCAGAAAAAACCGGTTGACCCCTTTATGCAGACGGTCATGAGCCAATTCATGCGCACATACAAACCGCTGCCACTCCAGAGGCAGCTCATTATGAATGACAATAAACCTTCTTTTTAGCTTACGGTAATACAAGCCCTTGGTGCCTTCGCCCAGATTCATGAACCTGATGTGAATGCCGAGGGCCCCAGCCAGCTCGAAGGGGCTGTTGGTTTTATATTTTTTGACCAGACGCTTAATTAGCTCATCCATATTCTTCACCCGCAGCATGTTAATAGTTGTATGATTGCCTGGCTATTCCTTCGTACCTGAATCGTGCTTGGGCTTGGTTCTTTTGTTCATCTGCTTGGCCTCCCAGAATAGACCTGTTAATACATCCTTGATCCGCTGCTTATCTTCCTTGTTCAGAGGGATTCCGTCAAACATCAGCTCACCGTCATCCTCGAGCATTTGGCGGAAATCCCGTTTATCCTTACTCGTAGCCCATGCGGGCACTGCACCTTCTGTACTGCTCTCAGATTCCGTTAAATGACCGGCATGGCCCATAAGCTCCTCATAAGAGACATCGGTCGCATCAGCAATCTTACGCAATGTGGCCGGCTTAGGGACACCCCGTAATCCATTCTCTATCCGCGAAATTTGTGCTCCGCTGATTCCGGCAAGGGATGCCAACTGATTGATTGTCAGCCCCTTGTCTTCCCGAAGCTGTTTCAGATAGTTCCCAAATTCCTCTGCCATCATTAACCACTCCTTATCACCTAATAAGCTGTTGCTATTAATATAAGCTATTTTTGCCAATAGGTAAACAATAAAGCAGCCATTGTTGCCAAAAGGTAAGAGAAGTGATGAATATAGCTTGTTTATGCACTAAAACGGGCTTAAATGGGATTTTACGGAATTGGCAGATAAGTGGTATATTATTGAAAAAGGCGAACAATATACGAACAAGTAAAATTCTACCACATTTCGCTGCAAAGGTCCGCAATAAAGTTCTCAAATCTGTTCAACATCAAAGGAGTGGTTCACATGATGATTCTAGCTTCGCTGCCCGAGCTTGACCGCCGTCTTACTCAGGTCACTATAGAGAATATGCTGGAGAAATACCGTATTTTTAAGACTGTAACTTTCGAGGCTAAAGAGGCCGGGATTACGTACTCTTATATGGAGAGATTCCATGGCGCGACAAATTCGGTTACGGATCAGACGGCGGCCATAGCAACTCATAACGTGGATGTGCCTGCTGCAAGAAGAGCATATTGTGCAATGATAGATTCCGTAGTAGAGAGGCTTACACTTAGAGAACAGCAGCTTGTACGGGAGCGCTATATGCGCAGAGAGGAGAGCTATGACTACACGATCTATAATCATGTGTTCGATCCCCCGGTGAGTAAGGACACTTATGTGAAAATAAGGTCGAAGGCGTTCTATAAGATGGCGCTCGCGCTCGCAGATCTGCAGCTGTTATCATTAGCTACGCTAGAGAAAACAACAGGGGCCAGCAGGGAGAAATAGCAGACAGCCTTCTGTAGCTTAACCGTTCCACAGTAATAGCCTGGAGATTCGGTTATTTTAGATAATAAGAAATACAGCAAGCCGTGTTGCCCAATGGGTGATGCGGCTTTTTTGCGGGATCGCAGGTACATCCTTTTGTCATCCCAAGGGTCTCCGGAAGTTAGTCCTTTCTCCTCTGTAATAGCGTCTGCGCAAGGATTCAAAGGGTCTATATTTATAACATGGCAAATGGAGCAGAAGGACACCGCAGGAGCATGAATGCTCTACAAGATACAGCCCCTTGGAGGGCTAGGCACAAGCGTGGTGAAAGTTCCTTCAGCAGTTGCCTAATACAAGGCGGATATTATTCTTGTCAGGATTCTATCCGTTTGTGATTTCCAGAAGGGGGGAGGGATTATCACAACTAATCTTGAGAGGAATGAAATTATGGCTGTACAACAATTGCGGGAGAACATCACAGATGCGCTGGCACAGTTTTATCCGGATATTCCTGTCTATGTGGAAGGGGACAAGCCGCAGTCAGCCTACTTCAAACCGGGGCTAATCTCGGCAACGTACGACCGGCAGCGGGAAGGCCGATATATGGCGGTGTACCGTTTCGGTATCCGCTATGAGCAGGGAAGCCTGCTGGAAGCAGAGAGTATGGCGGACGGTTTGTGTGAAGCGTTGGCGGTCAGGGAAAGCGGGAATTCTTCTTTTCGGGTGATTCGCCAGTCGTGGGAGGCAGGAACAGAGGGACATGGGCCGCTGTTCACAGTGGACTATATGCTCTATCTCCAGAAGCAGAAACAACCGCAGGATGAGGCAGAACTGATGGGTCACTTCACAGAAGGAGCATGGCTGAAATGAGTTCAAATGAAATGAAGGCAAGCGAGCTGAAGCGGAGCGGAGAAGGCCGGAATGCTTTTGGTAAAAAGCAGATTATGGGTTCTGTCGTATTCACGCCGAAGGAAAAAGATGTACTGGAAGTAGTTCTGCAAGAGAGCGGGAGCTACACCCTGGAAGAGGCTAAGCAATTAATCGAGCTTTATCTAACTAAGGAGGTTATCTAATGGCTGGAGGAACATGGACAACACAAAACAAGGTGCGTCCGGGAGTATACGTAAATGTGGCTTCAAACGGAAGCGTCGCAGGTAAAATGGGGGAACGCGGTACGGCGGCCTTGGCGCTTACGCTGCCTTGGGGACAAGCTGGAGTCATTCTTAAGCTTACTGCCCAGGAAGATTTCAAGCAGAAGCTAGGGTTTGATCTGACGGATGCGCAGCTGCTGCCGGTAAGAGAGGTGCTGAAACGGGCAGGTACGCTGCTGCTCTACCGCTTGAATCAGGGAGTTAAGGCTGCTGTCACTAATAACGGGGTGCAGGCTACGGCGCTGTATGGCGGAGAACGCGGTAATGCACTCAAGATTGTTATCGAAAAAAATATCGACGACAACGCTCAGTTCGATGTGCGGACTTTGCTTGAGAATACAGAGGTGGACAAGCAGACAGTAGCCACGGCTGCCGGACTGGCTGCAAACGACTATGTAGAATTTAAACCGAATGGACCTGGTGCGCTGACGGTAACGGCTGGGATGCCGCTTGTAAGCGGTGCGAATGGTACGGTAACCAATACGGAACACAGCGACTTCCTGTCGGCGCTGGAGGTTCAGGACTTCCAGACTGTGGGTCTGGTATCCGAGGATAACACGCTCAAGGCACTATATAGTGCTTATGTGAAGCGTCTGCGCAATACGGAAGGCAAGAAGGTGCAGGCGGTATTGTCCGATTATGCTACAGCTGATCATGAGGGCATTATCAGCGTGGCAAACGGTGTGGTGCTGAGTGACGGGACTGTGGTGGATAAAGCGCATGCCGTGACTTGGGTAGCCGGTGCTACTGCCGCCGCTGCAGTGAACGAATCCCTGACTTATCAGGCCTACGATGACGCTGTTGATGCGGATGTGCGCTTCAGCCATTCCGAGACCGTAGCCGCGCTTACAGACGGTGAACTGCTCTTTACGTATAATGGCGGCCGTGCTGTGGTAGAGCAGGATATCAACACCTTTACTTCATTTTCACCAGATAAGGGTAAGGCATTCTCCAAAAACCGTGTGCTGCGCGTGCTGGATGGAATCGCCGGGGATTTGAAGCGTATTTTTGAGAATTACTTCATTGGCAAATTGCCAAATAATGAAGACGGGCGTGCGCTGTTCTGGTCGCAGTGCGTTACCTATATGAATGATCTGCAGAACCTAGGGGCAATTGAGAACTTCAACGCACAGAGCGATATTGTAGTTACCCCCGGAGCGGACAGTGACAGTGTTGTGCTGGATGTGGCTGTGAAGCCGGTGGATTCCGTAGAAAAAGTATATATGAAAGTGAAGGTGGTTTAAGATGACATTCTTGAAAGCCAGCGATACGCTATCCGGCCAGGAGGGCCGGGCCTATGCCACAATTAACGGACAGACGGAAGAAATGTTCTATGTAAAAACGCTGGAAGCCACGGTGGAGAAGCAGAAGGCGGAAGTGAAAACGCTTGGTCGCCGCGGGGTGCAGCATAAGGCAACCGGATGGTCAGGCAGCGGTACGATGACGATTTTCTACATGACGAGCCGTTTCCGTCAGATGATGCTGGAATATATGAAGACAGGGATTGACCAGTATTTCAGTATTATTGTTACGAATGAAGACCCGTCTTCTACAGTTGGCGCGCAGCGCATTATGCTGAAGGATGTCAATCTGGACAGTGTCATTATGGCCTCGCTGGATACGGAGTCGGATGCGCTAGAGGAAGAGGTCAGCTTTACATTTGAGGATGTGGAATTGGTACAGCCCTTCAGTGCCCCGGCAAATTCCGGCCAATAAAGATTAAGCAGGCATATCCATAGACAAGAGCTGGAAAGACCCGGGCGTATTATATGGCGGCGGGTCTCTTCTTTTGTCAATACAAATAAGAATCCGGGAGGAACAACATGAGTGAATTAAGTTTGTTTTTTGCACAAAATGCGGCATGCGATACAACAGAGGAGTTTGTGGTCTCGCTTCGTTTCAAGGATAAGGAAGGTAAAGCTGCCGTGTGGAAGCTGCGCAGCATGAATGAGGATGAGAACCAGGAATGCCGCAAAGCTGCTACCCGCAAGGTCAAAGGAAAGAACGGTACCTACTCTACAGAGATTGATCCCAATGAGTATATGGCGAAGCTGATGACGGCTAGCGTAGTGCATCCGGATCTTAAGAACACCGAGCTGCAGCGTTCTTATGGGGTGATGGGGGCCGAATCACTGCTGCGCAAAATGCTGCTGCCCGGTGAATTTGCGGCGCTTGGTGAGCGGGTACAGGCACTTAACGGCTTCGCCACAGATATGAACGAGCTGGTAGATGACGTAAAAAACTAATCAACGAGGGTGATGGTGAGGCCAATCTGGCCTACTACGCCCTCCACGAGCTGCACATTCTGCCGCATGAGCTGATGAAGCTCTCCGTCCGCGAACGTGCGGCGATCTATGCCATGATTGCTGTGCGCGTGGACAAGGAGAAGCGGGAGCGTGCCCGGAGCAAGGGGAAGAAGAGATGAAGGGGGTGAATGAATGGAAATTACGAGTACAGCATTGGTTCCCGTAACAGCATTAACCGTCTGGCAAAATGTGAATTCACAGTGGGACCGGCTGAACCAGAATTTTAACCGGGCCAGCCACTCGCTGGGTGATCTGCAGCAGATACTGGAGCGGATATACGAGGAGAAAAATAAGTCTTTTATGGAAGGGTTCATGCAGTCTCAGGAAGCAGCCAGACGGCTGGCGGATGAAGGGGACTCTTCCAGATCCCAACGCTCCGCGGGCAGTTCTAACGATGACGATCCGGATAATAACGATGTCCGGAATGCCAAGAGCGGATTTATGGGTGAGGTCCAAAAAATAATGAAGGCACTGGACGTAGGCGGATTCGAACTAATCACTTACGTTGGGGAAAAAGCCATAGGATATATGCAGAACAAGAAGAAAGAAGCTGCAGCAGAAAAGGAACAAAAAGCAGCAGAAAAGGCGCGGAAAGCAGCAGAGCCGGGATTCCTCTCCAAGACGAAGGATTCCTTGGGTTCACTGGACCTTGGCGGTGTGTTCGATAAGGTTAAGTCACTGGGTACGAAAGCGATAGCTGCGAACGCAACGGAAGAAGATAAGGGGAAATGGAACAAGCTGCAGGGCAACATGGATAGCGCAGTTGAAATGATGGGTCAAAAAGCCATCGTTGCGTTGCGTCCGATTCTGGATACCTTGAATAATGCATTTCAATCTGAAGGAATGTCTACTGCACTAAATCTGATCGCGAATGCATTCTTGGTAATAGCTACTGTGATTGGAGAAGTTGTAAATGGCATCTTGTATATGTTTACAGCGTTCCAGGAGAACTGGGATGTTGTAGGGCCGATACTTGCGGCCATTGCCATTGTCTTCATAGCTGCAATGATTGTGCAGTTATATAATCTTGCTGCCGCGTGGCTTGTAGGCATGTGGCCGATCCTTTTAATTGTTGCGGCTGTAGCGCTGCTTATCTACATTCTTCAACAAGCAGGTGTGTCCGTAAACGAGGTAGTGGCTTTTATCGGGGGAGCTTTTGGCTGGCTACGGGCAACGATAGAAAATTTTGTTATCGGTCTGTATAATAACTTCGTTTCATTTGCAGACTTCTTCCGTAACTTGTTCATTGATCCGACATATGCTGTGCAAAAGCTATTTTATGACCTGGCCACGAACTTCCTGGGCTTCATTTACCAAATGGCGTTAGGTGTTGAAAGCTTTGCAGGCGGGTTCGTAAAGGCTATAGCAGAAGGCATCAATTTTGTACTTAAGGGAATTCAAGTTATGGCAGGGTGGTTAAGCAAATTTCCCGGTTTTGAATTTCTGGCCGATTTCAAACCCAACTTTCTTGAAGCAGAGAATCCGCATGTCTTCAGTGATATGGTTAAGAATGCTCAAGGTACCCTGGTAGAGCCTACATCAACTAAGGATGTGTACAATACCAAAAAGAAAGAATTTGTGGATACCGCCAAAACAGTAAAGGAGTATGGGGACAAGGCATCAGCTCTCCCCGCAAAATTCAATACCAAGCTGGATCGGGTCAAGCCAAAAGATGATAAATCCCAGAATCCTGCTCAAGCCGCTGCAGCGAACATCAACAGCGTCAACAAAGTGGGCGAAGTAGGTTCCATTAATGAAAAGGTGGATATCTCCAGCGATGATCTGGATATGCTGCGGGAGCTAGCGGAGATTCAGTCGATACAGAATTTTGTCGAGCTGACGCCAACTGTGCAGGTAACAACCGGTAATATTAATAACTCCGGCGATATTGACTCCATCATTACAAAGATCGGGCAAAAGCTGAAAGAGGAATTTGTCTCTACGGCCCAGGGGGTGTATACGTAACGTGGAAGAGTATGGGTTCTATCTTAGCTTCAACAACTATGAAGAGGTGATCCGGCTTCCGGTTAACCCTGAGACCCTTGAGATCAAAGAGAACGGTGACAGCAAGAGCTATACGGTCGTTGATTTTGGCGAGATCAATGCTATTGCTTATCCGAAGCTGACGGAGATCACCATTGAGAGTATTTTTCCGGCACAGTATTATCCGTTCGTGGTGTATTCCGGCGAGAATGCCGGCAAGCTGCTGAAGCCTTATGAATATGTGGAGCTGATCCGCAAATGGATGCTGAGCCGCCGGCCGGTCCGGTTTGTTTTCTCAGGGCTGAAGGCAGTGAACGTACAGGACACGCAGACTCCGGACTGGCTGAAGCAGGCAAGTACGCAGGCGCAGCAGACTTTTACCGGGGACATTGGCATCAATATGGCTGTTAGTATTGAAAGCTTCTCATGGAAGCTTAGTGCGGGCTCTTCCGGAGATATCGAGTATACGATCGGCTTGAAAAAATATGTGTTCTATCAGGCCTTAGCCATGAAGGTCGACAGCAAGGGTGAAGTGAAGACGCAGCAGAAGCGGGCAAGCGAGAAGACAGCCCCCTCCACTTATACCATCAAAGCCGGGGATACCCTCTGGTCCATTGCTCAAAAGCACCTGGGTGACGGCAGCAAAAGCAAAACTCTGCAAAAGCTTAACAGTATCCCGGACAGTGAACTGAAGAAGCTCAAACCCGGCAGAGTGATTAAGCTGTCGTAGGAGGCCATGGCGATGGAATTAATAGTAATCAATAAAGAAGGCACGATCTGGGATGTTTCCGGGATTGCCACTGATATCTCATGGAAAACCACACGTACCGGAAAGCCTGCCACACTCGAGCTTACGCTGGCGGACAGCGGGATTTATCAGCATGCGAAGTTCGGCATCAGTAACGGGGATATTGTGCAGTTCAGGAAAGACGGGATTGATGTGTTCTACGGATTCGTCTTCAGCATCGATACGGGAGCGAATCAGGAAATTAAGCTGACGGCTTATGACCAGATCCGTTATCTGCTGGGCAACGGCAGCTATGTGCTGCAGAATATTACTGCAAGTGAACTGATCCGCAAAGTCGCCGCAGACTATGGCCTTCGGCTCGGAGTGCTGGACCCGGCGAAGTATACGATCCCCTCCCTGATCGAGGACAATAAAAAATTGCTCGATATTATTATGGGCGCAGTCGGCAGCGAACTGCAGTATATGGGCCAGCTGATGGCTTTTTATGATGATTTCGGAAAGCTGACCCTGCGTGCGCCTCAGGCAATGCTGCTGAATGTGATCCTTGGTGCCGGTCATTATCTGTATGATTATTCGCTTAAAAGAAGCATTGACGATGATACGTACAATACGATCCTGCTCTATCAAGACAATGAGGAAACCGGCAAACGTGAGTTTTTCCCGGCAACGGATAAGGAAAATGTGGAACGCTGGGGAATTCTTCATCTGTACCAGAAGGCGGACGACAAGGCGAATGCTGCGCAAATCCAGGAGAAGGCAGGCAATCTGCTGAAGCTGCATAACCGCGAGAAGCTTAGTCTCTCTGTACAGGCGATTGGTGATATGCGGGTCCGGGCCGGGAATTTCATCTATGTCTTACTTGATGAGTTTGAGACCCAGCTGTTTCTGGTGGACCAATGCAGCCATAAGATTTCAGGAGGGGAGCATACGATGTCCCTAGACATTAAGGTGGTGTAGACAAACATGCTTGATATTATTAAACAAGCAAGCCTCGGAGCCGTATCGAATACGAATCCGGTGGCTTTTTCTTATGGAACGGTAGTCGGGGCACAGCCGTTGCAGATCCAGGTAGAGCAGCGGTTTATTCTGACCGGACCGGCGCTGGTTGTTCCAGAGTCCATGATGGAGAGCAGGACATTGTTTGAGGGCAGAGAGATCTTGCTCCGCCGGGGCTTGGCAGCGGGAGACCGCGTGCTGCTCGTGCGTATGCAGGGCGGACAGAGCTACATTGTCCTGGATCGGCTGGTGGACCTATGATCCCGGCAATTGGCAGATCGGGTCCGGTTACGGCAGCTCTTGAAGGGAGTACAGCAGCTTCGGGTACCAGCCCCAGCTTAACGTACCGGATGGACTTTGAGCATAAGCGGATAGCCGGACGTATTGATGGGCTCGAGGCAGTGAAACAGGCAGCGGTCAAAGTGCTGCAGACTGCCCGCTTCGAGCATTTGATCTATAGTCCAAACTACGGAACGGAATGGAGTCTCGTACTGGGACAGGACAGGCTGCTGGCCCGGCCGGAGCTGCGCAGAATTGTAAGTGAGGCGCTGCTCCAGGATGAGCGGATTCAGCAGCTTGAGGATGTGGATATTCTTTTTAATGGTGATACGGTGAGCTTCAGCTGCACAGCTGTCACGTATTACGGCAATTTTGAACTGAGAAAGGAGGAGATTGCCGGTGTATGAAGATCAGACCTATGAGGCCCTGCTTGAACGTATGCTGGACCGGGTTCCGGAAGGGATGGATAAGCGCGAGGGAAGCATTATTTATGATGCGCTCGCTCCGGCGGCGGCCGAAATGGCCCAGATGTATATTGAGCTTGAGGTCAGCAATAATCTGTATTTCCCCGATACAGCGGGTGGTGAGTATCTGGAACGCAGCATTGCCTGGACGGGGATTACCCGCCATCCCGCAGGGAAAGCGCAGCTGAGCGGCAAGTTCTATACCAGCGGAGGGGAACTGCTGGATATTCCTCTTGGCAGCCGGTTTTCCCTGGGCTTGCTCCACTATAGCGCAGCGGAGAAGCTGTCACCCGGAATGTATCGTCTCGAAAGTGAGACCGCCGGCTCAGAGGGAAATCAGTACTCGGGTACGCTGCTGCCCATCGATTATATCCCGGGGCTGGCCCGGGGGGAGATTACGGCACTGCTCGTTCCCGGTACGGATGCGGAGTCAGATGGAGCGCTGCGCCAGCGGTACTTCGATTCGGCTAGACGGCCTTCGACGAGCGGCAATAAATATCATTATATGGAATGGGCACAGGACATCCAGGGCGTAGGGGGAGCGCGGGTTTTTCCGCTGTGGGCCGGGCCGAAGACGGTAAAAGTGGTCATTGTGAACGCGGAGCACAAGCCTGCTTCCGCGCTTCTGGTCTCTCAAGTGCAGCAGTATATCGATCCTGCTCCGGGTCTTGGCGAAGGACAAGCTCCGGTCGGAGCCGTAGTGACGGTAGAATCCGCCACAGGCAAAACCATTAACGTCACAGCCAAGGTTACACTGGCAGCGGGTTATGCGCTGCAGCCGGTTATTAATGCTTTTACAGCGATTCTGGAGAAATACCGCAAAGAGAAAGCTTTTGCCGCCACCTATATCAGTCAATCTGTAGTTGGATCGCTGCTGCTGGATACCGACGGCGTTGTGGATTATAGCGGACTCAAGCTGAACGGCGGGACGGGAAATGTGACTCTAACCGAAACTGAAGTGCCGCTATTCGGCAGTGTCGTACTGGAGGTGTAGCGATGGGATATCCGGAGCAGATTGACGTCTTTCAGGATAGGCTGAACAAAAAAGCAAACGGCAGCAGCTATGTCGTCGAGGAGAAGCTTCTTCTTGCAGGCGGTGTGTACAGCGGGCTTCTTGCCCACGATAACATTAATAATCAGACCCTATCCGTCTATACAGGTTCACGCTATAGCGGGACTGAGGTGCGGAATTACTCAGTGTCTTTTCCTGATGAGGCGCCTTGGCGGCGGATGATTAAGATCTATGCCGATGTGCCCGAAGTGTACGTGACCTACGAAACGCCGGGAGATACGGTAGAAGCGGATGATGTGAATCAGCTGCAGTCGGGGCTGACCGCTACACAAAGCGAGCTTGAACGTTACAAAAAAGCCGGGCTGATTGACGGCGGATCTTTCAAAAGAGAGGTGTAAAATGGCACAAACAATTCAGGTGAAACGCGGTACGCGGGCGGAGCTGTCCACTTACGGGACGCTGAAGGCCGGTGAAATGGGCTTTTGTACAGACACGAAGGAGATTTACATCGGAGACGGTACCTCCAATTCCATGGTCGGGCGGGCGTTGTCCGGTCCGGAAGCTTCCCGTCCTGCGGCAGCGTCTGTGGGCCGGCTGTATTATGTGAGCAGCGGAAGTAACAGCGGTTATTTGTACTTCGATGACGGGGCGGCCTGGCGCCGGGTGAATGCGCAGAAATTAACAGATCTGACCGGAACCGTGGATGATATCGCAGATGGCACTACCTATGCCAAAGTGCTCAAGGCGGATATCACGGCGGGGCATCCCAATAAGGTGTCGGACGGCACCAATACGAAGACCGCAGCAGAGATCAAAACCCATATCGACGATGCCACTAAGCACCGGTTGATCAATGATACGGGGACGGCAATTACGGATCTGTGGTCTGCGCAAAAAATCAAAAATGAGATTGAGCTGGCCAAGCATAATATCGAGCCTCAGGCCTCGGTCAAGGATCAGAATCTGACCGCTCCGCCGGCCAGCCCGGTTGAAGGTGAAAGGTACATCATCCCGGCCGGAGCTACGGGTGTATGGGCAGGGAAAACCAATCAGGTTGCCGAGTACCAGTCTGCTGTCTGGGTGTATTATGTTCCGGTTGTTGGCTGGACGGCATATGTGGATGATGAACAGAAAATATACAGCTGGAACGGGACCGCCTGGGTGCGGACGGGTGGAGCACTGCAGACCATTACAGCGGGTAACGGGCTCACCGGCGGCGGACAGGCCGATGCGGTAACGCTGAATGTCGGAGCAGGCAACGGCATTACGGTAAGTGCAGATGCGATTGCCGTAACCGCCGGCAAAGGCATTACTGTAGATGCGGCAGGGGTTGCGGCCAATGTGGATGGCAGCAGTATTGTGTATGATGCGGGCAACGGCAACCGGCTGACGGTGGGCAGTATAGATGGCGGAACATTCTAGGGGGCGGTGACCATGGCACTGAAGACATTGATTCAAATCCGCCGCGGCCTGGAAAGTGCACTGGGTACGCTTGCCGCAGGCGAATTGGGCTACTGCACCGATACAGGCAAGCTCTACATTGGGAATGGCAGCAGCAATTTGCTGCTGGTTGCCGCCCAAAGCACCGGCGACATGCTGAAGAGCATCTATGATACCAATAACAACGGTAAGGTCGATTACGCGCAGGCTGCGGATAGTGTGCCTTGGTCCGGTGTGGACGGCAAGCCATCCGTATTCCCGCCGGCGGCGCACACGCATGAGTATATGCCCAAAGGTCCGCTAACCTGGAATCAGCTTAAGGGGGTGTAGCCGTGGCCTATGGAGACAGTATATATGGCCTTCTGGAATATTCAACAGATGGTGTGACGGGGGAGGGGCCGGAGGTTATTGTCCCGGATCTGATGAAGTACCTGCCGGAGTATTACCAGGGCGTGCCTGAGATGGAGCAGCTGCAGGCGAGTGCCGGTGCGCAGTGCGGTGAGCTTGCCTATGCGATGGCTGACAGCGATGCGCAGAAGACTCTGGAGTCTGCAACCTGGAGTCTGTCCCGCTGGGAGCGGATGCTGGCACTGACTTCGGATACGGACAAGTCTTATGCTACCCGCCGGGAGATGATCAAGGCCAAGCTGCGGGGAAGCGGAACGACCACTCCGGAGATGATCCGGCGGACGGCATCCGCTTTTTCCGGCGGGGATGTTGAGGTGGTGGAGGTGCCCGGAGCGTACAGCTTCGAGGTGCGTTTCGTGGGCACGCTGGGTATTCCGGCCAATATGGCGGGTCTAATCCAGATCTTGGAGGAGATTAAACCGGCACATCTGGATTATAGCTTCGTGTACAGCTACACCTGGTGGGACTCTGTTAAGACGCTTACCTGGAATAGTGCGCATGCCAGAACCTGGAACGAATTAAGAGTATACGAATAGGAGTGTGAGCGATGAAAACAACGGGGAATTTGGGGCTGAAAAAGCCGGATGGTACAGACATTGTAGATATAACCGATTTGAACGGCAATATGGATATTCTGGACACAGCCGTCAAGGCTGTGCAGGATCATGCCGCAGATGCAGTTAAGCATATCACGGCTGCTGAACGCACCGGCTGGAATGCCAAGGCATCCACCGCCGCCGCCACAGCGTCCGCAGCAGGTCTGATGGCTGCAGCGGATAAGGCAAAGCTGGATGGCGTGGCTGCCGGGGCGAATAATTATGTGCATCCCAATCATACCGGGGATGTAACCAGCACGGGGGATGGCGTAACGGCGATTGCTCCAGGGGTAATTGTGAATGCGGACGTTAATGCAACTGCAGCGATTGATGCTACGAAGATCGGGACGGGGATTGTGTCTAATGCGGAGTTCGGGTATTTGGATGGGGTGACCTCGGGGATTCAGGGGCAGTTAAATGGGAAGTCCCCTACTGTGGACTATGTGCGGCAGCCTGCTTATTCAGTAACGGCAGGTACTGGTGCAGCTTATACTGTAAATTTGACCCCTGCACCAGCGAGTTTGCCAGAAGGATTCGGTATTACAATTGTGCCGAATCTAGTGAATACAGCAGGCGCGACACTCAATGTGAACGGTCTTGGAGCTATTCCATTAAAAGATCAAAAAGGTATCGCATACGCCGCCGGGAAGCTGCTTGCAGGCAAACCCTATATGTTCCGCAAGGTAGGAACGGATTTTTTGGCAGATAGCGCGGGTGGCTCCGGTAACGCAGTGGCCGGGGATATTCGCGCGGGAAAAACAGCGGCAACGGATGCGGGTGATGTAACCGGTACGCTGGCGGTGCAAACGGGAGGGACAGTGACGCCGGGAGCTTCGGCTGTTGTGAAGCCTGCAGGAATTTATGATACAGCGATTACTGTTGCCGGTGTTTCGGTTCCAGCTGCATCTGTACTAACTGGAACAACTATCGCGGGTACAGCAGGAATGATGCCGAACAGAGCAAATGACCAAGTGGCAGCAAGAGTTAATTATGAACGAGTAGGGCGCGTGGCGGTTGGTTTCCCCACCGGTGGTTACCTAACGAACAGTGGTTTTGGTGCTGGTATTGCTTCAGTGGCAGTCGAAGATTCCGGGCTTAATCCTGCTTATGTTAGATCCGATGTTTCTATTCTAGGTATGCAGGGATCTATGCCGGTAATCTCCACAGGCGCGGACGTAGCTCTTTCCGTAGGTAAGTGGGGAGACGGAGCGCTTGCTGTATACCCACGAGAAGGATACCGGAAAGGTGGAGCCGGGGCCGGGGAGATCAAGGTTAGCGTTGATCAGCTTAAAAGTGTGAATGCACATTTACAGCCATGGTACATTGCACAAGGTGCTGAGATCTTCGGTGTATATGGAACCGTGGCTCCAGCGCTATCCGGCCGTATTGATATCAGCTTTAGTTCCGGCTGGGTGGCGGGGGATGGCCGTGCTTATTTGATATGTTCGATGCCAGCGGGAACGAAACGGTTTACCTGGTCTGGTTCATCGACAGTTTACTATGACTATGGACGCTTTTCCTTATTTGTGCAGGATGGTTGGACGGGTGCTGAAGTTGGTTGGATAAACATGGAACGGGGAGGAAACCTTTATCTTTACCCAACTGGAATGATGTATGACGCTGCAAAACGAACGCTTACGATATGGAGCGCGTCAACATATAACGGCGGGAATATGATAAGCACTGCGCCCTCAACCTATAACCTCCCCGCTAATTTTAACACTGACGCCCCTTTGAACCTATATTTCAGAGCGGATTGGGCGTATAGTTACAGCCCAACAATGAGTTTGTCCGGAAGCATCACCTATTCTAATTAAGGAGGGAAATACATGTCTTATTTTTGTGCATATGATATAAGGGACGGAGTGGGGTACGTTTATGCTACGTACCACGATACGGAATCCCTGGAAGGTGTGGATGGGGTTACAGTCGATGTGTTGCCTGAGCCTATAGATAACGGGAAAGATCCGGTGCTGAAGGTGAATCTAACGGATGCCCGTCTCTATTATGATTATGAAGAACCGAAGACAGCCGATCCTTACACACCGAAAGTCATAGAGCTGGAACAACGAATAACAAATACCGAATTGGATCTGGCGATGACTCAGCTCGCGCTCACTGAAACTTTCGAAGAATTGCAGGTAACTCGGCAAGAAGCAGCTGACTCCCAATTAGCCCTCACAGAGCTGTACGAGCTTATGCTAGCCGGACAAACTGGCCTGGAGGCAGAACAGACCACTAAAGGAGGTGACGAAGACAATGGCTGAAGTATATGCAAGCTTGATTCGTAAGGGCCTCAAGACGTTAAAGCAGGTACCGGAGATTATCCGCGCCGATGTGTCTAAACTGCTAGAAGAATAGATAACCAGAGGCGCCGACCAAGGCGTTTTTATTTTGCCCCCGGACCCATCCGGGGGCATCAATGACCAACATAGAAGGGAGTGAAGCAATGGACAGCAATGATGTTGCGAATTTGGAGAAGCTGCTGCCTCTGGCGGATAAGTATGGACTAGCCTATATTGTTGCCTTGATTCTGCTGATGATTTTTCTTGTGCTTTTGCGGTCGATTGTGAAGGGGAATCTGGTGCCGCGTGAACTGCTGGAGCGTGCCGAGGAAGACAGGGACAGGCTGCAGAACATCCTCGATAAAGAGAGGTCTGACTTCATGGCACCGACACTTGAAGTACTGCAGCGATTGAAGATTGATCATTCAGCGGGCGACAAGAATTCAGGCAGTATTAATGAAGAAGACAGGAGGGGATAACGTGCTGAGTGAGTGGATCAAACGGTTATCCCCCCTGCACCGGGACAGAGAGCGGAAGCTGACGCAAGCGGGAATGAGAGTATCGCTCTCTATCCGAAGGTACAAGAATGTCTCCAAAGAAATTCAGGAGGAAATCAGGAACAACGGGTTCGCCGAGTTCTTAATCTATGATCGGGGGGCAGAAGATGAGCATCATTGATATTGTGTTATTAATAGCTTATTCCATATCCTTTATCTGTGCGCTGCTGCTGATAGCTGCGCTTTTTTTGTATTTCCGCAAAAGGCTCCGGGCGCGCGTGGTCAGTCTGTTTATGCTGGCAGCATTCTTTTTTCTGGGGGCATACACGGTTAAGATGGCAGTTGCCTTCTGGATCAGATTCAGCACTTCCGGCTCGGACGCTGTGCTGAGCTCACTGCAATCGGAAGCCTGGGCCATCGCCCAGACGGGTACCACATTAGGGCTGGTCATCCTCACCCTGTTAATGTATACCAAACGGCAGGATCTGTTCGTGGTGCTGTCCGGGATCAGGAAAGGGAGGAATCCGCATGCTGACTCTAATTCAGGTTCTAAATAAATCCGCTGCCCGTCTCTCCGGGCTTCATCCCGCAGTACTCGCCGCAGCCACAACGCTGATTGAACGCTGTTATGCTTGCGGTGTTCCCATCCTGATTACTCAAGGACTGCGGACGATCGCCGAACAGGATGCACTCTACGCTCAGGGGCGAACCAAGCCGGGAGCGATTGTCACTAATGCACGCGGCGGATACAGCTATCACAATTATGGACTGGCGGTGGATTTTGCGCTGCTGCTTCCGAATGGTTCAAGTGTTTCCTGGGATATGAACAGGGATGGGGACAGTGACTGTACCGCTGATTGGCTGGAAGTGGTGCAGCAGGCCAAGGCGATCGGATTCGAATGGGGCGGGGACTGGACCAGCTTCAAGGATTACCCGCATTTTCAGCTGAGCTTCGGATTGACGCTGGCTGCACTCCGGACAGGGAAGAAGCCTGCTGCTGCGGCAGTAGAGGCGGTATATGAACGTATCAAGCTTAAGGAGGAACAAACTGTGAAAAGTGAAATTACAGCAGCGGTAAAAGTGAACGGTGTGAAGATTGCAGAAGGAATGATGGTAAATGGCATTACTTATGCTCCCGTTCGCGTTATTGCCGAAGCATTGGGGGCACAGGTCGGCTATAATTCGGCAACAAAAACAGTGGATATCATAAGCAGCGGGCTGAAGGGGGCGGGCTCATGA